TTATTTTACACTCCCTATCATTTCATGTAATATTATGTTCTTATCATCCACAAACTGGGGATTGATTTTTATTGTTCGCTCAAAAATATCTGTTTCTCCATTTTCGGTTGTTTCTGTGACTATAAATTTATAATAGTGTGCATCAATGCCAAAATGATAGGTATCTTCTTTAAGGCTGCCCTGAGGAGTGTCTAAATATTTTCCCATTATGGAAGATTTTGCTATGCACATATCGTCAAATAAATTCTCATACATCATTGAGCGTATATGTAAATCAAATATTTCATCAGTTTGTTGGTTAATCCAGTCGCTGTAAGATTCCTGTAAATTGTCATTACGTTTAAGCGTATCATTATAAATCTGATTTAGAATTGACGTATCAGAGCAATTATTGATTGCAGATATTATGTTTTCTTTTATTTTCATTGTTTGTCTCCCTTTTTCTCGAACAGAGGGCATCTGCATTTTACAGACACCCTTTGATACGGTTTATGTAACGGTCTATTCCTTATATTTAGAAAATTGTGCCAGACAGCAAGGAATAATCCTTTAAATGCTCTAAAATGATATTCTGGACATATTCAAGAATGGTAACAGTATCATAAGAGAAATTGTTTTCGTCCAGTACATCATTATTCAGTAAATCTTCGGCTATTGCCTTTGCTATGTCGTTTCTATTCATCAGCGACACCGCCTTTCTCTGCCGACAACATACCCATGATAAAGCTATATATGCTTTCGATAATTTCAAGGCTTTCAATATCGTATATCATTCTTGCGATATTACAACGGTATTCTCCGGCTTGCTTTTCTTCTGCGGTCTGTTCCGGCTCCGGCTCTGCTTCCTTTGATTTTCTGTCCTCACGCTCTGCCCGGATTTCAAGCATTGGCTTTGTTATTCTCTTTGGCATAAGATAAAAACAATCTTCCGGCAATAAATGGGACATCATGCAATAGAAATATTCTGCACGATACCCAAAAGGCAGATAATAGACTAACTCTAAAAGTCGGCGGTGCATATCGTCTTTTACACGTTTATCAATCTTTGCTTTCTGTTCGGCTTCTGATTGCTTATATCCTGCCATAAAGCCATAATTGAAAAGGTCATAAATCAAATCAATAATGCTTTCTCTGTCTGCCAGTCTGAAAAGTTCTTTGTAATTTCCGATCTGTGCGGAATTAAAATCAAAATCATCATGCCGTGGATGCTTTACTTCCCATTTAGTAAAGGCTTCCTTTGCTTCGGCGGCGGTCATATTCTTAATTTTCTTCATTGTAAAATCTTCCTTTCTTTTGGTTGGGAAGTATGCTACAATGAACATACTCCCTTTAATTTGCGTAGTGGCTTATTACTGGGTAGCGGCTCTATGGTATTTGCGGTACTGTAGAGCCTTTTTAATTGCTACAATCAATCTGCATCAACTCCTTTCCTAGATTTTGTTTATGGCTTCTAAAAGGGCTTGTATCTCAAAATGGGTATATACCTGTTGTGTCACCCCCTGCCCTTTGTGACCTACAATTTTTTTAACCATTCTATCATCAACCCCGGCTTCAGCAAGTAATGAAATGCAAGTGTGCCTTGTATCGTGTGGGCGGTGGCTCATCCCTAACTGTTCTATTAACGGTTTCCAGTAGCTGTCATAGTAATTTCTGTATTCAAAATGCTTTCCCTCTGGTGTACTTAAAAGGTATTCGCAATCATTCAGATTATACCAGTATTCAAAGAACGGTAGCACTTTATCAGAAATTGGCACTTTCCGTATTCCTGCTTCTGTTTTAGCAGCAGTCACATCAAACCAACGTTCTTTTATATTAACGTGTTCTTTCTTTAAATCCAGTAATTCAGATATTCTACAGCCGGAGTATATCAGCATTAAAATCACGTTAAAGTAACCGTTCGTATCTTTCCACTTCCACACCTTTTCTATTTCTGCTTTGCTGAATGGCTCCCGATTGTATGCGTTGGGGTTTCCTGCTTTCTTAATGTCTATATATTGTGTTTTGTTCATGTCGGGCGGTATTATGTCATGGATAACCGCATATTTGAACATCAAGCCCACAAGCACCTTGTATTTGCGTAGGGTAGGCGTATTCTTGCCGGAGGTATCAGCAATATACTGTAAATCATCCAGTTTTACATCTACCATACGTTTATTTGCAATAGGCTCACATAATAAGTAAGCCGCTCTATAGCCTTTTGCGTTGCTTTCTGATACGGTGGGGAAGTGTTCTTCACTCCAACGCTCATAAACTTCTTGAAATGTGACCTTAGAAGCATCTACATCATATGGAGATTTATTATAATCTGCCAATGCTTGCAATGCTTCTTTTTTGCTCTCATAGTAGCCTATAGTTTTTCGTTTCTGCTTCCATTTGCCTGTTTCTGTGTCTATCTGCCATCGTTCCGTTACAATAGCCCTGTATGGGTTTCTACGGTTGCCAGACAGCTTATAGACAGAACCAAAGCCATTAGGTAGTTTCATTTTTTTTATCAATCCTTTCTTTTATTTTGTCAATAGCTTCTAATATGTGTTGCTTGCTTAAATTTTTGTACAATGCTTGAAAATCAACAGTGTATATTTCTTGTTCATTTTCTGTATTGTATATGTGTAGTTTGTCGGAGTAGTTTGATGCTCCGGATTCTCCAATAGCGTCAAGTTGTTCTATAACATTGCTTTCATTATCTGTTTTATGGATATCACCTATTTTTATATCATCCCATCTCGTACCATGCCTATAGCGTATTCTATCTTGTGGCTCACGCTTAAATAAATCTGAAAAAATGTAACTTCTAATGAAATGAAAGAGAGAATATCCGGCAATATACCCACTTTCTGCTATTCTGTTAGAAAAGTCATAGTAATCTTCTAATATTAAATTTAGCATTTCAAGGTCGCCATTGCCATAAGTTGTTGCAAGCTTCATAGGTTCTTTTCTTAGTGAGTTCCATTTTTTTAATACTTGTATGGATTTATCGGACAATCCAGTAACGCTTCCTATCATTGCCAAATTTTCATCAGCAATAGCATTATCACGAATACCAAGTAAATAATCAGCAGTTACATTAAAATGTGTTGCATATGCCTTTATTACATCTGGTGATGTAGTGGGAGGCTCTTTCTGTTGATTTTCTAATTTTGATATTACGGATTGGCTTAGTGGATTGCCCTCTTTTTCAAATATTGCTGCTAACTCTCCTTGCGTTAGTGCAGGTCTAGTAATGGTTTCTGTATTCTCTCTAAGTTGTTTATATATGTTTTCTTTTTTCATTTTATAATATTCCGAAATGGAATAAAAATAGAATAATATTCCAAAAACGGATTTCCTTTCTTATTTTGGTTGTTGTTTAACTGCTTGTGATATAGTATAAACAGTTCAGAACAAATGGAATAAATAAAATTAAATATTCCATATAAGAATATTATCACTTGCAAGGGTAAAAGTCAACAACAACATTAAATTTAAGGAGGTTATTCTTATGTGCAATAAAGAAATTTGTAACAAGGACATTAGAGAATATGCAAAAAACAATGATATACCGCTATGGAGAATAGCATCAAAACTTGGTATCAATGATGGGAATTTCAGCAGGAAATTGAGAACTGAATTGCCAGAGGAAAAGAAAGCCGAAATTAAAGCAATCATTGAAGATTTAGCAGCAGAATAGGCGGTGGAAGCTATGGAAGAAAATATTGAATATGGGAATGTTCCTGTTGCTGTAGCTGCACGAGTTCTTAAAGTAGACCGCCAAACCGTTAGGCTTCTATTGCAAAATGGGCTTGTGAGTTGGGGGTGTGCGTACAAAAGGACACCTAAAACAAAAAGCTACTCATACATCATTTATGCAAAGCGATTTTATGAGGAAACAGGCTTCCTTTACAAAGGAGGTACAGCAGAATGACCGTTAAAGCAAAGCAAGAGTTGCTTAAAAGGCAGTCTAAACTAATGAAAGAGCATGATTTGTGGGAGCAAATGCAGACAGATTTTAGTTATGATGAAGATTTTTATAATTTCTGTCAATGGAAGATGCAGTTGTTAGACGAGGAAGCGGAGCAGATACGCCATGTTTTAGAAATGGGGTGCTGTGAATGAGATTGACAGGACAAGAAGAATTTACCGCATTAGAGCAATACATAAGGTCGCACAGCAGCAAAGTAAAAAGGAGTGGAAACGGCATAGTTTTTAACTGCTTTTATCACAATGACACTATGCCAAGTGCATCTATGAAAATGGGAAGAAATGGGATGCCTATGTGTTATTGCTCCGTATGTGGAAGTATTTATCATCAACTAAAGAAAGATGCTGGATTGTGGCAAGATAAAGCCGATAGCGGAGGGTTTACACCGTTTGAAAAGTTTCTTTATTACAATACAGAAGATGAATATAAAATGTATGATTTTGTGACAGAAAAATATTTATGTTCGCATTTTCGCATGAAAGACAAAGAGAAGCAAGGTTTTCCTAGGGGTATAAGAGATGGGGAGCATGTTACAAAAGGTACAGATGGAATTGATACAACTTATGCGGTTTTCTGTAACGGACACTTAAAAGAAGTAAAGAATTCCATTGAGAAGAAAAACGTGGTTTGCTATACAGAGGGAGAAAAAGATACTAAATGTTTGTGGAATAATGGCTTCATCAGTTTTACTTGCGGAGGTACAAACACTTTCAAAAGAGATTTATTGCCATATCTAAAAGGTGGTAGATTTGTAGTGTTTGGCGATAATGACAAAGCAGGGATTGCAGATGCAGAACGTATTACAGCATTATTAAATACAGTAGGAACTGCAAGGATGATTATACCACCAGAAGTGCCAGAAAAGGGCGATATTAGCGATTATATGAAAAATCATACAGAAGAAGATTTGCAAAAGCTGATTTATGATGTACTCAACCAAGATACCGTTACAAAAAACGTGCAGGGTGTAGCGGAACACGACACCATAAGCAGGAAGCCAAGTAAAAAGGAGCAAATAAATCACATTGTTTCTTTGCTTATAAAGTATAAGGCAGCACAGAATTACAGTACCACAGATAAAGGCAGCGGAGCATTATTTGCGGATATTTTCAAGGATAAGCACCGATATAACCCAGAATGGAAAGACTTCGCATATTATGACGGTAAGCGTTGGATAAAGGATATTGAGGGAATGAAAGCCCGAACATCAGCAAAGATACTTGTAGATGCCCTGCTGCAATATACCGCACAGGCAGGACTTGACGAAAAGGCACAAAGCAGTTACTTCAAATTTGTATACCAGCTTGCACAGCTAAGAAATAGAAATGCCATGCTGAATGATGCCAAAGACAAGTATTGTTTCTGCAACAGTGATTTAGACAAGGATAATGATTTGTTGAACTGTCAAAACGGTGTCTTAAATCTGAAAAGCAGTAAGGTTGAATTTTTGGAACATAAGGCAGATTTGCTTTTGAGCAAGATATGTAATGTTGAATACAATCCCGCTGCCACCTGTAAACACTGGGAAAAATTTCTTGATGAGGTCATGCAGGGCGATACAGAAAAGATTAAATATCTACAAAAAATAGCAGGAATAAGCCTTACAGGAGATACCAAAGAAGAATGTATGTTCATTTTGTATGGGGCAACCACACGAAACGGAAAAAGCACTTTTGTAGAAACAATCGGGCATCTATTAGGTGATTATGGGTTGACAATGCGACCAGAAACGCTTGCAGTAAAGCAGAATAATGACAGTCGACAGGCAAACGGAGATATTGCAAGATTAAAGGGTGTACGCTTTGTAAATGCCAGTGAACCACCAAAACGAATGATATTTGATGTTGCGTTGATTAAAACGCTGTTAGGGCGTGACAGCATAACAGCAAGGCATCTGCATGAACGAGAATTTGAATTTGTGCCAGTGTTCAAATTGGTTATTAACACAAATTATTTGCCACAGATTCTAGATGATACGGTTTTCAGTTCCGGCAGAATAAATGTTATCAGCTTTGACAGACACTTTGAACCACAAGAGCAGGACAAAGACTTAAAAAACCGATTGAGGGATAAACAGGAACTATCCGGCATCTTGAATTGGTGCATTGAGGGATTGGAACTGTACCGAAAAGAGGGATTGAATCCCCCGGCAGCGGTTGAAGTATCTACATCTGATTATAGGCAGCAGTCGGACAAAATAGGTAATTTTATCAATGAAATGTTGATTAAGTCCGGCAGGAATAGCAAGGCAAAGGACATATACGAAGCCTATACAAAATGGTGTGATGATAACGGTTACGGTTGCGAGAACAAGGGTAATTTCTTTGCAGAACTAAAGAATAAAGGGTTATTCAGTGCCACAGGAACGATTGACGGAAAAACGGTTAAAAATGTTGTAAAGGGCTATGAATTAGGTTTTATTGAGGCAGAAGAACCGACACCTTTTGATTAAGATTTTTTGGAAATGTGCATTTTGTGCAATTTATATGTAAAAACCTCTATAGGCTACTTTTATAACCTCACATATAAAATGCACATTTTGCACAAATCCAGTAAAATCAAGGGTTTCAAGCACTTTAGTAAATTGAAGTGTGCAAAATGAATGTAAGCAATTTTACGGTTTTTGTAACGGTATTTCAGAAAGCAGGTGCATTATGGATTATTGGAATTTGTATAAAGATGTGTGGAATTTCCACAAGAAATATTCAAAGGTGCAGACAGATGATGCGTACTGGGAAGCGGTAGTTGATGAAAGCGGACAGATAGCAAAGAAATATGATAATCATAAATTTGCGATTGCGTTATTATTGGCGGTCATTGATGAACTGGAACGGATTTATAAGGAGATGATGAAAAATGCAGACACAGCAGTATAAGGATTATATGCGTAGCGATGAATGGGAAGCCAAGAAGCAGGAGCGTATAGCCATAGATGGCGGTTGCGTGATGTGTGGCAGACCGATAAGCAGGATTAGAAGCGTACAGGTGCATCATATCACTTATGCCAGATTAGGCAATGAAAATGTGCTGACAGACCTTTGTACTCTTTGCGGTTCGTGTCACAAGAAGATACACGCTTACTATAACCGCAGGAGGGCGTGAAAGACCAAGTATCACGCACAATCTTAACATCATAAAAAGAGATTTTTAACAATATTAGCTGAAAATCAGCGGAAAAGAGGTAAAACATGGGAAGAAACAGTTATCCACAAGGGCAGATTGACGATATGGAACCGTCAACGGTACAGGAACTTGTAACATCATTAAAACAATTACATGACAGGGGGAAGCCGGAAACAGACGAAGAAATCAAACAGCGGATTGATGAATATTTTTCATTTTGTCAGCAATCAAGTATTCGTCCGGGTATTGAATCCCTTTGTATGGCATTGCATATCAGCAGAACAACACTTTTTAACTGGAATAACGGAACAGGATGCAGTGAGATGTGTCAAGAGTTGATACAATCGGCAAAGGCATTTATAGGAGCGTTTATTGAGCAAGCCATGTTAGGCGGCAAGATAAGCCCTCCGAGCGGTATTTTCTTAATGAAAAATTGGTTGTCTTATAAAGACGCTATCAGTATTGAAGAAAGTATACCAAACAAAGAAACAAAGCGTATTCTAACTGCTGCCGAACTGCCCAAACTGGGAGAGCCTACAAAGATACAGGGAGAGGATTTACCGCAGTTGGGAATGAAACAGGATTATGAGGAGGGAGAGAATGAGTTTTAGAGTATATGTTGAAGAAATCCTGCAAAATGAGGTTTTAAGCGTGGTTAGGCAGCAGGGATATGTTCTTGAAACTGAAATCTGCACTATGATATGTGAGAAATACAATATTTCCTTATACATAGTGCGTGCAACGCTTAGAAGAATTTATCCCGAAATGTCGTTACTGAAAAGGCGTATATCGGACGATTTGAAGCGGTTTTATGGATTGGATGTAAAAGGCTATCCGATTGCATATTTCCCGAATAAATGATTTTTGGTAACTATTAAAATTTTATAAAGAAAGAATGAGGTATAAGAAATGGACTACGCACAAGTGGCAAAGCTACACAACAAAGTTTTTAGCACACCACGAAACAGCCCAGAGCGAGAGCAAGCCATAAATTCATTAAGCGAAGCAGAACGGGCGGCGGTATTTAGTCTTGAAAAAGATTATGCGCTTGGACGTATCACAAGAAAGGAGATTGCAGAAATGGCACAAAAATCAAGCGGAACTATGACCTATGAACAGTTTGTGAAGAAATCAGAATGTGACGAAAAGGGAACAATGCAGGAACTATCACAATTTGCTATGAAATCCCCAGAGTTATACCAGCAGTACCGGGAGAGATACCAGCAGGAGAAAGACGAACAGCAAAGGCTACACAATAGGCGGCTGACAGAAAACACATTCAAAAACAAACCATTTTCAATTAGATAGGGGGTATGACAATATGACATATGCAGAATGGAAATCACTCAAAGGAATTAGGGGCGAGGACACCCAAAAAGTTATTAGGGATTTTGAAAGAAACAATCCCGGACTTGCGGCACTTTTTGAGCAAAAAGAGCAGGAAGAACAAGAGAAAATGCAGCAGATTATGAAAGAACCTGACCGTATGGAACGCTGGAAGAAGATGGCGGCTGAATTTCCTGTCGATTCAGACTGGAAAGCCCGTAGACGGCGAGAAGTAATGTAGAAGGTGTGTTATGGATAAAGAAACAATCATAAATAATTTACTTGCGAACTATGGCAAATATGGTGTTACCAGAGCAGAATTAGATCCGATTATAGATGATGGCATACAAAACTATGATTTGTCATTAGAAGCTATCTACAGCGGTTTGAGAATGAGCCTTGCATCTGCATTTAATGAGCATGAGTATTTCTCTTTAGATGATGTAATGGCGATAACCGGGAAGAGCCGGGAAGAACTTTTACAGAGGATAGAGCAATGCAGAAAGGAATTGATAGAAGCCGGAGAAAACCCGGACGAGTATTTCAAGCCTGTAGAGCCACAGAGGGCAGCAGTCTATTACTTTCCTAACGGTTTGCATTAACGGAATTTATTCTTGAATTTATCCGGGGATTATGCTATATTATAGATACAAAAGAGGAAACAACCGCCCACAAAGTGGTTGACCTCCAGATGACTATATAAGCCTACCTGTACCGCCAAGTAACAAGGTAGGCTTATTTATTTTCGCTTGTTCCTCTTATCGAGAAAGGCAAGCAACGCTATAACAAAACTACCAAAGGCAATTAGCAATGCTAATATACCAATGAAAATCGAAATGATTTCAAAAGCTGTCATTTGCGCCACCTCCCCTCTTATGTACTCCGGCAAACCGGGCATGAAGTTTTGGGAGGCTACCACCTTGCAACACGATTGTTCCTCTCCGATATTTTATCATATTCTTTCTTTTGTGACAATTCCCCTATTAAATTTTGTCAAGTGTTCTTTGGTGATGTGTAAACCGTCAAAATATCTTTTCTTGTTATTGTTGTTGTAAAAAGTGTCAAATTATATTGACAAATAGATTAAATGACGGTACAATGAAACTATCAAAATATCTATAGTTTATTTGACGAAAGAAAGGCGGTATTATTGTGTGTAATGTATATAGCTATATGAGGATAAGCACATCAGAGGAAAGAGATTTACAGAAGTTTACCCGTCAGGAAAGTGCGTTACAAAGATATGCAAAAGAGAATGACATTGAATATCTGTTAGAGTTTAGGGAAGATAAAAGCGGAAAGAATTTTACAGAGCGTAAGCAATGGCAAAAGCTAGAGAGCATAGTACAGCCGGGAGATGCGATTGTCTTTAAAGATATATGCCGATTTACAAGAGAAGCAGAAGTTGGGTATATGAAGTATATGGAACTCTTGAATAAAGGTGTTGAATTGATTTTCATTGATAATCAGACAGTAAGCACGCCATATATAAAGCAGTTACTGAATGTGGCAAAGGCGCAGAATTTAGTAGCAAGGACGAGCCTTGAAAGCACTGTAAAACTATTGCTGATTGTGGAATTGGACAGAGCAGAGCAGGAAAGAAAAATAACAGTTCAAAGAATTAAGGACGGAATAGAAGCCAGCAGCAAGCGTAGCGGCAGGGCAACAGGGAAGCTTGATAAAATGTCAGACGAGTTGAAAGTGGATATACAGCTATTCATTAAAGATAGAAGTATCAAGCAAATAGATTTGATGCAGAAACATAATATAAGCAGAAATACGTTAAAGAAATACATTGAAATAGTTAAGAATGAGAAATAAATAATACTTCATTAAGGGTATGTGTTCGGTGCGTACCCTTTTATTTTGTTCCAGAGTGAGCATAGGGTGGGGGTTTTATAGCAAAATGCTGCATAGTGGTAGTAAGCGTGCCAAATTGCCGGGCATTTTCAAAAAGGCTTTCTCCTGCTGCCATTCTGAAATATTTTAAAATATGCAAAAAGGCGGTTTTATGATAAAATAAAAGAGAAGTCGTTGCTTTTGTGGGCTGACTTCTCTTTATATCCTGCATCTACTCAAATTATAGCAAAGGGGTAGGTGCATTGCAATGACGAATGAGCAAATTGTTTCTGAAATTAGGAACGGTTATTCTGTAACGGATTATATGCAATTACTGTATGAAAGCAATCTGCCATTGATTAAGAAATTCATAAAGCCATATGCCGCCTATGAGCCTATGGAGGACTTAGTGCAGGAATCCTATTTTGGATTGTGGGAAGCGGTACAGCATTATGAAACGTCTGCAAATGTGCGGTTTATGACTTATGCGGAATACTGGATAAAACAGTCAGTACAGCGGTATCTTGAAAAATGCGGCTCTACGGTGCGAATACCGAGCCACACAAGGCAGAAAATAGCACGTTACAAGAAAACCGTACAGGAGTTAGAACAGGAATTAGGCAGAATGCCGACAGACAATGAAATAGCTGATAAAATGCGTGTACCTGTAGGACTGCTGCCGGAATTGAAAATACAGATGCAAGGGGTAGCCAGTTTAGATACCCCTTTAGCAGACGATAACAGTTTGACACTTTCCGATACCATACAAGCCGATTTTAGCCTTGAAGATGAAACAATAGATAAAATGTATGCCGAACATTCTAAAAGCCAATTATGGGGCATTGTGGAACATTTTACAAGCAATAGAGAGAATAATATAATAAGGGAGATATTCATAAATAATCGGACAATGGCAGCAGTAGCCAGAGAGCAGGGCATAACTATAGAGCGAGTAAGACAGACAAAAGAAAAAGGACTGCGGCGGTTACGAATAGGCAAGGCAAAGCGTGAGTTATTAGAAAAATTTGATATTGTGGAAGCCGGAGCATACAGAAACAGTATGAATAAATTTAATGAGCATGGGTTTACTTCTACGGTAGAGTATATTGCTTTACGCCGGGCAGAAATACAGGCAGAGTATGAAAAGCATAAAAGACAGGTGGAGATTATGCTTGAACAGAGAAATAGAAAGTGTCTGTAA